CCGGGCGCGGCGACGGCGACCTGGCTGGTGCCCGGCACGGCGGCCGGCCGGGTCGCCCCGCCGGATGCGCCGATCGCCGGTTCGGTGCCGATCGCCTCGACGGCGCCTGCCCGGTCGGCCAGGGTGATGGTGACGGCGGCGGTCAGTTTGTCCGCCGCCCCGGCGGCATCAGGCTGGGTGAGGCCGGTGGTATGCGAGGCGTCGGCGGCGGCTGCGGTGTCGGCCAGGCTGACCGCCGCTACTCCGGTTATGGACAGCGCATCGGCCGCCCCGGCGGCGTCGGATGAGGCAGACAGGCTGCTCTCGGCGCTGACCTGCCCGCCGCCCTCGTCCAGGATCAGCCCGCCGCCCTCGTCCAGGACCGGCGTGATTGCTGACGAGGTGCCGAAGGTGACTGACGCCGCCGCGGATGCGGATTCGGCCGCGCCTGCCGCGTCCAGGGCGCGGACCCCGCCGGATATGGCGTCAGCCGATCCCGCCACGTCGGTGAGGGGGACGGTGACCGTGCCCGCGGTCATCGCCTCGGCCGCGCCCGCCGTGTCCTGCGGGACGGCCCTGCCTTGCGGGACGGTCAGGATCTGCGCGCGGATAGGTGGCGGCGGCGGGGCGGACGGGCGGGGCGGGGCGCGGATGATCGCGGGCGGGATGGCGGTGAGCTGGGCGGTGATCGCGTCGGCGGCGCCAGCAGAATCAGGCAAGACGACGGATGCGCCACTTGGCAGGATTTCCAGGGCAGCCCATGACCACGTATCCGCATACGTGATGGTCCACCCCAGCGTGGCGGGCCCCGGCGTCCCCGTCACAGCGTGCCCGGCCGCGCCGCTGACAAAATCCGTCGCGTCCGAATGACTGTAATCAGTCGTCACGCCAGCCGGCGTGAATGTTAGGGCGTTGCCCACAGAAGACGCGGCAATGACCCAGCTTCCTGCCGCTGTAGTCGTGATAGAGCCCTCGTCCGTCAGGGATCCCGCGCTGCTGTACGCGGTACTGGACCCGGCGCCGGACTGGCTGGAACCGCACCCGGTCAGCACGTAGGTGACCAGCTCGTACTGCGATGCTGCCAGGTTCCCCGTCCGCGTGGCGGTGACCGTGATGCTGCCCGGTGCGCTGGTGTAATAGCACCAGAAGATGCCGCTGTAGTCGTACTGGGTGTCGTATACCGCCGGCCCGTCCGCATATGCGGTGCTGTTCGAGTCTTTGACGGTGACGGCGGGGCCGGTCGCGGAATAGCCTGCGTACCCGATGTTGACGGCGATGACGACCAGCGACCCCGCCGCCGGGCTGAACGAGCCAGTGACCGCCGTTGCTGATGTGCTGGCGATGTTGTTGACGGGGGCCGGTGCGGTGAACGCGGCGTTGGCGTTGGCGATGGTCATGGCTCACCTCCCGGCTGGCGTGAGGCGGCGGGCGGTCATGGGTCAGGACAGCGGGTGGGTGTGGCCACCGAAATCGTGGGTGTGGTCCGCTTCGGGCAGGTAGAAGTTCAGGATGTGCCAGTGGCCGCCATAGTCGTGGGTGTGGGCCGTCCCGGCGCTCGCGCCGCTGGTCTGCCCGGTCGGGTAGGACGCTGAGTCGCTGGTGGCCAGCCCGGACAGGGTGTCGCTGGGGCCGCTGGTCACGCCGATGTTCGCGGTCCCGGTGCTGCCGGTGGCTACCGTGTTCGCCGTGTTGTTGGCCGTGGTGGTGGTGGTGGCCAGGTTGGTGGTGACGGTGGCGACGTTCGCCACGATCGGCTGCACGGCGGCCACCAGGGCAGCGACCCGCTGCTCGACCGAGCGGGTCTTCGGCGTGTTCGCGGTGGACGTCACCGCGATCACCGAGATCAGCGCCCACAGCATCCGGGTGACCTCGTCGCCGCGGCGCAGCGCCCGGCCAGCCAGCCGCACCGCGAGCACAGCCACGGCGACCAAGGCGAGGTTTCGCAGGGTGTGCTTCCGGGTCATGGGCACCTCACTGGAACCGGGTATATAGTCGCTGGCGAGACGTAGATTTTAGGCATAACGATCGAAGAACCACCTGGGGCTGTAGCTGACTGCGATAGAAGGTGCTACTCCGTCGGCTGAATATGCGAACAGGATGCAGTCCCCGTCCGTCGGCTCGATCGCCATGGGCGGCCCGGAGATGACCGCGTTGTCGGTGACGCTGATCGCGCCGGGCCGGCCAATCTGGGAGCCCATGATGTTGCCGACCGTGACGACCGGGTCGGGCTCATCCACGTAATACGAGATGTATCCCGAGCTCGGCTCGTTGATGACGATCGTTGATCCCTGGGTGTCCAGGAAGATCGCATCGTAGAACCGGTCCGAGGTGTTGGTGTCGGTGACGCTGACGGAGAAGTACCCGGCGGTGTTGTCGGGGGCGAGCTGCTTGACCGGCAAGGTCAGAACGCCGGCCGTCAAAATCCCGTTTACCACCTGTGACGGCGTGACGGTGACCGGGATGGTGCTGGTGGTGTAGGTGGCGCCGCCGCCGTATTCCGCCTGGGTGACGGTGACGGTGATGGTGCGCGCCCCGGACCCGTTCCACGACGCGTTGACCAGGTAGACGGTGTAGGTGCCGCTGAAATCCGCCTGGACGCCGGGCAGCAGCTGGGGCATGACGTACTGGTGAGTGCCGTCGGGTGCATCGGACCCGCCGCCGACCGACACGAGCGGCTGGAAGCTCTTGGGTGCCCCCAGTGGCGGCCGGTGGACGATCAAGGACTTGAACGGCTGCGGGGAGTACGGCGTGACCTTGATCAGCCCGGTGGCGCCGACCCCGCCGGCCACTGTTGTGCCGCCGCTGTCTGCCCCGCCGCCGCCGCCGCCCGGTGCCGACCCGGATGTCCCGGCGGTGCCCGGTGACCCGCCCCCGGCCCCGCCAGCACCCCCCGTGCCGACCGCCAGGCCGCCCGCGGTGGTGGGTGCCCCGGCCGACTGGAACGTGAGCCGCACCATCCCGTCGGCGCCGTTCCCGGCGACGTACGAGCCCGAGTAGGTGCCGCCCCCCCCGCCGCCGGGGGCCGCGCCGGGGGTGCCGTTGCCGGTGCCGGCGCCGGAGCCCTGGCCGCCGCCGCCCGCCCCGGGCGGGCCGATCGCACCGTAGGGGCTGCCGCCCGGGTTGCCCGCGCAGTTCGGTGCGGCGCAGGACCCGCCGCCGCCGCTGAACGGGTAGGCCGGGCCGCCCTGCCCGCCGGGGAACCCGAACAGGCCGATGCCGCCCCAGCCCCCGTAGCCGCCGCCGCTGCGGCCCCAGTGCCCGCCAGCACCCCCGCCGCCGGGGTAGGCGACCACCTGGTCGCCGGAGTCCCCGGTGAAACTGGACTGCGTGCCCGCCGCACCGGACGCCCCCGACGTGGTGCCCCCGAGGCCGCCCTGCCCGACCACCACCGGGTACAGGTTGCCGGGCGTCACCGGCACCCACGCGGCCCGGTACTCGCCGCCGCCGCCGGCCGCGCCCTGGCTGCTGCCGCTGCCGGTGCCGACCCCTCCCCCGCCACCCGCACCCCACGTCTCCGCGTACACCAGGAACACGCCGGGCAGGCACGTCCAGTTGGAGCTGCCGTGCGAGGTGTACGCGACGTTCGCGGCGCCGATCCCGGACAGGCCCGGTCCGGTCGCGCTGCCTGCCGACCCGCCGCCGCCGCCCACCGTGGCCGCCGGGTTGGCCCGCCCCGCCCCGCCCGGGTTCTCCACCAGGTTCCCCGACCCGCTGGCCCCCGGCACCGCTGCGGAGGAGTTCTCCCCCGCGGAGGCCCCGCCGTTGCCTATCACCGTCATGGGCCCGGACGGCCCCGGCCCGAAGATGGACGGCAACCCGGGCACGGGGGACGCGCCCGGCTGGCCGCCCGCCCCGACCGAGTAGGGGATCTGCTGGCCGGCCGACATGGGGAATACCGGCTCGGCCGCGTACTCGGCCCCGGCCCCGCCAGGGCCCACACCGGAGACGGTCATCGTCGCCCCGGCCCCGCCGCCCCCGGTGGCCTCGACCTTCCCCCACGCGGTCCCGGCCGGGACGGTGTACGTGCCGGGGCCCGCGGAGCTCAGCGTGGTGACCGTTCCCGCCCCGGGAGGTTGCTGGAAGGTGAGCGATAGCGGGGCGCGGGCAGTGCCGACCAGGCCCTGCAATGTATACACGAATCCGCGGGTGACCGGGGTGGCCTGGGTGGACGGCGGGATGGCCTGCAAATGGTCCAGGTAGCAGGTCACCCACCCGAGCCGTGGCCGGGGGTACAGCCGGTTGGTGACCGTCATCTGCCACGACGCCACCTGGGCGTAGTTGAATGCCGTACTGGTCTGCGGGATGGGGATGGTGACCCGGGAGAACACCGGCGCCTGCGCGGTCTGCGACACCGGCAGCCACACCCTCGACCGGGAGAACGACAGCTGGTTGCCGCTGATGTCCGTCAGCGTCACCGCGAACCGCACCCCGTGATGGCGGCCCCGGTACTCCAGATTCTGGTAATACCTCGACCCGAACCCCGCCCACAATTGCAGCGACGGCAGCCCCGCCAGGTTCTGCGGGCTGGTGAACACCGCCGGCCCGTACACGAACGGGGTGACCTGCCCGCCCGGGTCACCGACCCGCGGGTCATCAGGATCCCAGCACGCCGTGTACGGGCCGACGATGCACTGAGTGCCCTGAGAGCACTGCGGCGACGCGATCGTCGCGAAGGTGTCCAGGATCACCGGGGCGGGCGGCGGCGGCGGGCTGGCTGGCACCGGGGACGCGAACGCGATCTGCTGCTGGGTGTCCGACCTGCCGTACGGCATCGCCGGGATCGTCAGCGTGATCTGCTCCCCGATCAGCTGCTGCTCGGTGCGGGGCGAAAACGTCCGGGTGGTCGGCTGCGCCCGGTAGCAGTCCAGGATCATCGGCAGCGGCGTACCCCCGGGACCGGGGTCGCGCGTCCAGGTGATCGTGAACTGGTCCTGGTCGATGGCCTGCTCAAGCACCTCGCGGGCCGCGGCAAGGGTCCGCCTGTCCGGGGCGGTGATCCAGATAGGCAGCTTGATGGTCCTGTTGCCGGACCGCCTCCCGAACGGCCTCTCCCCGTCGAGGAGGAGCGAGGCGACGAAATCGGTGGTCGGCTGCGGCGCTCCGGGGTCTGCGCCGGGCTGCAGCCGGAACATTGCATTCTGGCAGAGTGGGTCCTGGCTGAGCTGGCCGCCGCCAAGGACCTCGACACTGTTGGCGATTATGAGGGAATCGGCCATCTAGGCTCCCCCGTGCGGGTACCTGGTGCGCATGCTGGCCGACTGGGCGGCACCGGCGAGCGCGTTGCCGACCCCGCCGCTGATGCCGTGCGGCAGCGACCCGGTGACCTCGATGAGCCGTTCCAGCAGCGCCTCCACCCGGGAGCCGCCCACCTGGCCGGGCACCCCGGACCCGGATGTCATCGGGGTGACCCATTCGGGGCCGCGTTCCCCGAACTTGTACGTCCGCCCGGACACACCCACCCCGGTGACCGGCTCATTGATCAGCCCGCCGTCGGCGTACCAGTGGTTTGCCTGCTCGTTGGCCCACGCCGCCGCGACCCCGGTGCCCCAAGTGTGGCTGCCCGCAAGGTAGTTGAGCATCCAGGCGATCTGCTGGGCCGCGTTGCCGGACTCGTAGCCGGGCCCGAAACCCTGGATGTTCTGCGCGATGCCCGCCGCACCCGAACCGGGGTTGACGATGGTGGACGACCCGCCGGACTCAGCCATGATGATGTTGTTCAGGTCGGCGATCATCGCGGGGGTGTAGCCGCGGGCCGCGGCCATCTTGTCGGCCAGGGCGATGTTGGCCGAGTTGGACCCGCCTTGCCCGGCGTACGCCCCCGCCCCCGATGAGGCCGCCGTGGAGGCGACTGCCGCCGCGGCTTTGGTGATCGCGTCGATGAGGGCCTGCTGCATCGACTTGACCATGGCGTCCTGGGTGGCGTTGTAACTGCCGATGATCTGGTCACCCAGCCCGGCGATCCCGCCCGACGCGAACCCCGGCACCCCGTATTTCTTGGCCACTGCCACGGTCATCGGGTCGGAGGTGGCCTCTTTCGGGAGGATCGTCTCGCCCGGCTCGACGGCGATGACCATGCTGTCCCCGCCGCCGTAGCCGGGGATCTTCCCGCCCGCCGCGTGGCCGGACGGGGTAGGCAGCACCTGCGTGCTGGTATTGCCGAGCAGGGCCTGCAGCCCGGTGATCGTCCAGGTGCCCTGCCCGGTGACGTCGATGTTGATGTTCTTGCCGGCGGGCAGCGAGTCGACGGCCTGGCCGAGCCCGTCGACCAGCCCGGTGGCGGTCTTGGCGTTCACCCCCGCGTTTTCCAGGTCGGTGATCAGCTGCGCCCGCGCGGCCTGCGCCGCGGAGGAGTCGGCGCCGTTCTGCCGCACCGCCGCGGTGTAGTTCCCCAGGTCGGTGGTGCCGGTGTTCGCGTTGTTGCTCGCGTTGAGGATGTCGGTGATGAGCTGCTGCCGGGCGGCCTGCGCGGCGCTGGACGTGGTGCCGTTCGCCGCGACGGCGTTGGTGTAGCTGGTGACGTCCGTCTGCGCGGTGGTGGCGTTCACCCCGGCGTTGGTCAGGTCGGTGATCAGCTGGGTGCGGGCGGTCTGCGCAGCGGCGGATGCCACCCCGTTCTCGGTGACCGCGGCCGTGTAGTTGCTCAGTGCGGTGGTGGCGTCGGCGGCGGCCTGCTTCTGGGTGGTGAACGCGTCCTCGATCTTCCCCAGGTCGGTGGCGGCGTGCCCCCCGGCGTCATCCAGGGCGTCCTGCCAGCCCTTCATCGTGTTAATGGCTGAGTTGAAGTCGTCGTTGACGCCGTTTTTCCAGTCGTCGAACGCGGCGGCGGCGCCTTTCAGCTTGGACCCGAGCCCCGGTATCCACCCGAACGCGTCGGCGGCACCGTGGATGACGTCGCCGACCATGGTCAGGAACGCGTTGGTGATCAGCTGGGCGGCCTGCACGATGACGATCCCGGCCGCGACGAACGCATCGCCCATGCCCGACATGACCTGCCGGAACCCGGCCGATTTCTGGTACGCCTCGTAGAACGCCACACCGAGGGCGGCGATGGCGATGACTACCAGGCCGATCGGGTTGGCGTCCATGGAGGCGTCCAGCCCGAGCATGGCCTTGGTTATCCCGCCGATCGCGGTGGCGGCCGATGAGATGACGGTCCACGCCTTGAACGCCGCGAAAAATGTGACAGCCGCAACCGCCAGCGCTGTCAGCACGGACGGCGGGATGGCCTTCACGATGGCGGTCAGCCCGTTGGCGACACCCTCGATGATGACGACCAGCCCGGCGGTGATGACCCCGGCCATCTTCCCGAGCAGGGACACGATGATCGGCAGGGACGGGGCCAGCCCTGTCACCAGGGCGTTGATCAGGTTGCCGAGCGGCCCGGCCAGCGCCTCGATGGCGTTGCCGATCTCAGCGAACACCCCGGTGTTCTCCAGCTGGGTGAACACGGCGCCGAGCGATTTGGCCAGGGTGTTCAGCGCCGGGGCGATGTTGACCAGCAGCTGGGCCAGGGCGGTGAACGCCGACCCGAGGTCGCCGAGGACGGCCTGGGCGAGGTCGGCGAGGATCCCGCCGATCGTGACCAGGAACGGGGACAGCGCCTGGATCGCCGCGCCGAACTGGTTGAACACCGGCACCAGGGCGGTGGCGAACACCCCGCCGAGCTTCACGATGACCGGCAGCAGCGCCCCCACCAGGTTCAGCAGGTCACCCAGGATCTTCATGCTGGCCCCGATCGCGGGGGCCGCGGCGGAGAAGAACTGGCCGATGTGCGTGCCGAGCTGGGCGAGGATCCCGGCGAACTGGGACACGAACGGCACCGTCGCCTTGATCACAGTTTCGATGCCCGGCAGGATGTTCGAGACCAGTTTCTCCAGGCCCTCGATGACCGGCCCGAACACGGGGGCGGCGGCCTGCATGATGCCGAGCAGCCCCTTGATGACCGGGCCGAGGCCGGCGACGATCCCGCCGATCTGCGGGGCGATCGTCTTGAAGATCCCGGCCAGCTGCGGCTCGATC